GGGTTAATAGAATTCTTATAAAGTGTATCTCTATCTGCCTGATTTGGTGTCCAAGAAAGTTGTGTAACATTCTTGACTAGACCACGGTTAAGACCGGCAGGTGACCACCATGCAGCGTTTGTATAATCTGTTCTAGCACAGAGGCCAGCAATATCACCATTGAGAGGAACCCAACGATAGACATTGTTATACTTGTCAAACTGCTTCTTCCAACCTGAATCCATAACTGCATATGAAGATGAGTTAAATAGATTACGGAAAGTTAGAATGTCAGATGTTTCATAACCCATGTTATTAACAACTGCTGAATAAGGAGGAGAGATAAATGTTACCAAATCCTTTCTTGTTTCAGCAATGTTATCTACAATGTATTCGGAAACTGTCTGAGAAGAAGGACCAGTAAGTAGCAAAGATACGTCAGCCTGTTCTGCATTTCCAAAATGATCATAAGCATCTGTCAAATCACCGTCTGTAGGTGCACCATCGGCGCCGCCTGACAATGTAGCAGTATAGTTTGTATTACCTTCAGCAAATGCTGTGTTTGATGCCATTGAACCCCAAGTTGTGGTGTCAGCGGTATTATTTGCCATTAGAGCATGATGTAAAATATAAAAATACTTTGAACGTTCATTAATTACGTTCACATAGTAATTTGATGTTCCGTCATCATTTGTAGCATCTGATGCTTTAGAAACATATGAGAAACGTTCGATAATGGTGTTTGGTGTTGGACCAAAATGTCCTAATGTATCGACAACAACGATGTGCATTTCATCGTTAGAACCGTTTCTTTGTGATGTCCAATTTGATGTTCCAGGAACGCCATTAAAATTCGGAGCATATTCCCATGTAGAAAATGCTGTAGAATTTGCGGATGCCCAAACAGAAACTTTAAGTCCGTTTCCTAAATCGCCAGGATAACGAGCAGCAAACATGCCGGTATTGGCAGCTGCTGAAAGATTCAAATATTCTAGTTCATATTGATTTTCGTTCTGAATGACGATTGGTAGTGACCCAGATGTTGCGTTATTAGCCTTTGTTAGGTCGGCTGCACGAACAACTAAAAGGTTTTGAGTATAGCTGAGAAAGTTTGCTGCGGTATAGAATGAGGTGAAAGTGTTTTGATCTGGTTGACCGAATCTGTTTACCAGTTCAATTTCATTGCTAACTCTTGTTAGTTCATTAACAGGGCCCCAAACAAAGTTGCCGGCGAAACCTCCAACTGTGGTAGATAATGATGGTACAATGGTCGTTAGATCAACTTCGGACCAAGCTACACCAGGTGAAAGTAGAGTTGCCATTTTTTACTCCTTTTTATAGGTTGGAATGGTGTTTTATATCCATTTCTACTTATTTAGTGTTTTGACATTTTCCATTATAATTGTGGATCCCAGTTCGGATTGATATAAAGACCTTCTTTATCAACGGTCAACCATCTATCTCCACTAGGGTCTGTTTCAGGAGCAGGATCATCTATGCCATTATCAATAAACCCAAAGGGTACGTTTTCAACATCTTGTAGGTATTCTAATTCTTTTTGTAAAACATGTCGTATATCGTTGGAAACCGTCTCCTTGAATAGTTTTTGAGCAGTCAACCAACCAAAATGCACCAAAGTCATAGCAAGGTCGTCATTAGAACCTTCTTCCGCCATAAACGTTTTTTTAGTGGCGGAGAAAGAAAATAACTCTGTTATAGTATCTTCATCATTAAGTATCAGTTTATCATTTTCTACCAAGGTCTTGAGGTTAGCACAACCAATCATTTTTGACTGTGCCGTGATTTTGAGACCAAAGGCCAGTTTATTCTTACCGGCAGCGAAACCACCGGATGCCTGTGTTCCTTGTTTACCTTTTATTTGAAACTTCAATAGATTTTCATAATTTAATTCAAAGTGTAATATGTCCGCCACTTGAAGTCCAATTGAATTTATCTCCACGAGGACAAATGCTTCATTATACTTTGTAGCGGCCGAGTAGATAACCGCTGGTAATAACATGGGACTGATTTCATTGTTTTTATATTTAGCCACCTGACGATATGGTATTTCTGTAACGTCAAAGATGGAAAATGCTGAGTAGTCAAGTCCTTGACCTTCTGAAACATCGGCAGTTAAAACGTAAGTGTGCTTTGGTATAGGTTGCTCAAAGATGTCCATACACTCCATACGAGCAATGGGTTCTTTCCAGTGTAATGCTGCTAGTTTAGCACCGCTTATTAGTGTATTAGATGAACCTAAGAACTCACAACCAAACTCTTGGTCAAACTGACGTTGACTGGTGTTTCGGATAGTTTCTTCGGCCCACTTGGCGTCTCTACCTGGCACCATTGACCAATGAATTTCAATTGGAATATATGTGCTCGTCTTTTCTACCGCTTTCGTCCACATCTTGTAGAAAAGATTCATACCGTTTGGTGTAGAAACGATAACAACCTTTGAACTTTGACCAGATGAAATGGTAGGATAAGTTGAGTTAAAGAACTCTTCGGCAATGTTGTTTGGAACGAACGCAAACTCGTCCAGAAAGATTAGGTTGAACGAGAAACCACGAACTGATGATCCGCTGGTGGAGTCAGCTAGAACTCTCGAACCGTTAGCAAGATAGATAGAACCTTTGTTCCACTCTTTGATGCCTTGCTTCAAGAACATAGGCAAATACTCAAAAGCAAGTTTAAGTTTCTGTAACAACTCTCTAGCAGTTGGAGCACGGTTAGCTAGAATAGCAACCACAAAGTTTTCGTTGAATAAAACTTGGTGAAGAATGTATGCCACACTTGTGGTTGACTTACCAACCTGTCGTGGTAGCTTACAAATAGAGAAACGATTATCATGAAACGATTGAAGCATACGCTCCTGAAAGTCCCACATTTCAAATGGAATCAAACCACGGTCGACGTTAATAATCTTTATATATTTACGAGCAAAATAAACAGGGTCTTCCGCACATTTCAGGTATTCATCAAGTTCTTTTTGAGTAAACGAATGCCTGTATTGTTCATTAGGAAGATTAGGATTATTCTGGTAGCTGAAGGGTGTCCTTGCCATCTTCCTCTTTCTTATTCTTTATTGCTGCTAGTAATTCAGCAGTAGAACCGACAAAGACTGCCTGTTCCACATTTATACCTTCTGGATTTTTCTTACGTGGGTCGGAATCTGGAGCAGGTTCTTTTAAGTCCCGTTTCATTTTCTGAAGATTATATAGGTCTTTAGACGTTTCACCAACGGTCTTAATTAGGTTAGCAACAACCTCAAATCCTCTGGCGGATTCGTTCTGACGGGCAATGGATGTTATATCTTCTAAGGCGTCGTTGCCTTTATTGATAAGATTGCGAAGAGTATCGCGGACTAATCTATAATCCGCGTCTTGATCGTTTTCGTCGGCCACTGGTTCATAAACAACCACCTCATTTTCTTTTTTAGGTGGTTCATCATGCTCAATACCTAAGGCATCTGATAAATTTTTCTCAATACCCATAATAATACCATTCTATTAAAATTTAATACAAGCCAATAGTGCAACGTTTCTCGGACGTGTTTCGGAACCACCAGTTGCACCAATTGAAACTTGTGCATATCCAGTCATTGTTTGTAGTCCGGTATCAATTTGTGGATTAACAAGCCAACCAGCACCACCACCATTGGCATTATTACCTGTGTTTAGAATGTTGTGTTTATGTCCGGCATCTGTAGCAGTATGAGTATGACTTTTAAATAAGTCTAACTGGTCGGAACCAAATGAGCGACCACTATCAATACCTCTACTATTGTCCCAACCACGAACGAAAACACCTCTCAAATCGGGTAAACCAAATGTCGTTACGGTATCACCTTGTCCAAATGTTGTACCAATGGCAGCAAATAATGCTGCATATGTTGTTCTAGAGACCGTAGCACCATTAGCAGCCAAGAATCCTGTTGGAACCGTTTGTGAAGCGGTGTAGATTATTGTACCAGGAGGTGTTGGACTCCACAGAGTACCATTAAGGTAGATATAACCATCTATAATCTCAAATAAATTATTAGGCCCTGTGAACGATGCCTGACCTACTATACTTTGATTACCAGTGATTATTTGTGAACCAGTTATTTGATGTGTGCCTGTGACCGTAAATGTTCCTGTTACAACACCATTGACGGTATTTACCTTTGCATTAGCAGTAGCATAAGCGGCATTGGCAACGGCAAATGAAGAATTAGTTTTAAAGAATACTGCATTTGAGGCACCGTATGCGACATTTGCTACATTAAATCCAGAGTTAGCAACTCTGTAAGCAGCGGTTGTATTAGCAGAAACACCATTAGCAAAGTTATAAGCAGATACCACATTTGAATTTATTATTGTTGCATATGTTAATGCTGCATTTGCTTCGTCATAAGCACCACTTGCATATGCTAGAGCATCGTTAGCGACATCAAATGCTGCTGCGGTAAATGCAATTAATGCTGTATTTGATATTGAATTGGCATAATTGTAACTGGCGATTGCGACTGCCAGTGCGGTATTTGATAAACTGTATATAGTGTTTGTTCGCTCTACGGTTGAATTTGCCATGTCAAAGGCAGCTGCTGCATTAACGGCGGCACCATAGAATAAACTATTGACCGTGTTGGCCATAGTAAATGCGGCATTCATTGCAGTATATTGATTATTGGCAAAAGTGAAGGCGGCATTTGCAGTATCAAATGCCATACCTGTTTCGGCATAGATAGCACCTTCAAAAACATTAACGGCGGTTGAAAGATTGGAAAGGTTTGATGTTAGATTAGCAGTTGTGAAATATAATTCACTAAAGTTATTATCAACCTTAGTGAAAGATACTCTCATTACATCACCGGTACCATCATTTGGTATAGTGCCTATATTGATATGTTGCTGTGCCATTTTGCCTTTTCCGCTGTTAGTTTAATTATTTATACTAGTCTTATTCTAACGACACCAGATGCATCATAATAAAATTCTTTTAATCTTACACCATTTGATGAAGCACTTGAATCATCTGCATAAGGCCCTTTAAGTTGTTCTACAACAATGCTATTATTCACAACCAATAGTGCATTTCTTCCTAGTTCCATAATTTTGGTATTTGCTTGATACCATATGAAACCTGTGTTAGAATTAGCATTAACATCAACACCAAACCACATAGCATCCTGTTGAATACCTATAGAATAGTTGTATGTGTTGGAT